CCAAATATATGGCAACCTGTACCTGTGATTGCTGTAATCCAGATACTCCCACTACTCTGAATTACACCACCAAAGAAATCAATCAAATTCTTGCAGATGGGGTTATTAATGCTTCTGTAAGGTATGCCCCAGTGGGACAAAATTATTTACAATTAACTTTAGCTGATGCTCTAGCTTTAGTTCCTGATAAAGAACGTACTACTGTAAGGATATTAACTTTCCTTAATAAAGATACTCAACCAAAACCAGAAGTTTGGATATATTTCGGTACTGATATCCTTACTTGGTCTGATGCTACTAAATGGGTAGAACTTCCAATCCCAGACCCAGGAAAGCTATCTAAATACTTAACTTCTGATATTGTAGATGGTATCCAGGTAGTTGAAAATGCTCCAGGAGTAGAAGATAACATTCTTTACTTTGAATATGAACCTATTCCAGATACAGCAACCTATGGTTTTCAAATAGGTTTTGAAAGTACTCCAAAAGCAGAAGTACCAGTAGTAGCTAATGTTACTTTAAAAACCATGCTTATCGGAGAAAATGGTTTGGATGGAGTAGTTTGTATATTTGGTGTAACTGAAAAACCAAGTGAAGCTGCTACTGTGACTTATAAAGCTACTGATTCACTTGGACAAGAACATACCTATGTAAATTCTGGTACTTGGGGACCTCCCGAAGGATTTAACATACCAGCTGATTATGAAGCTATAACCCCTTGGACTATCACTTTTAGTGAACCTGGTATCTATAAATCTTTCAATAAATTAGTAGATGCTAAGGAGGGTACTTTGTATGCTGAATTATATACTACAATTCAAGTAGAACAATCATGAAACCAGATCACTTAGCTATACTTATCTTTGATAAAAGAAAGATAGCAAATATGGTATTAAATAAAAGGCGTATCCAGAGAATAGTTTTTAATGATAGGATGATATGGAAATCACCCTATTTTGTAAAATAGAATTTTGTATTTTTTTTTGTCATGAGAACAAAGAGAAGTATAAAAGATAGTTTAAAGGAATACCTTAATTGGTGTGTTGGAAGGTTATTACTTGGGGGTAGTAGAGATGATACAGTAAGAGATATGGTAGATGCTATAAGTGATGAAATAGCATCCGGGGGTGGAGGAGTATCTCAAGATCAGTTAGACCAGACAGTTAAAGATATAACTAAATCATATGGTATAGCTGATCAAACTGTATTAACTAGTGCAGAATCATATACCGATCAAAAGATAGCAGATGTAGTTGATGGATCTCCAGAAGCCTTAGATACTCTTTATGAGTTAGCTAAAGCTTTGGGAGATGATCCTAATTTTGCTACCACAGTAATGGATCAAATAGGTCAGAAGTTACCGACTACTACCTTTGAAAATTTTATTGATAATAAAGCTTGGACTAAAGATAATCTAACCAAGTTATCTCAGCTTATAAATAATATAAATTCTATCAAGGCTGGAACCAGAGTTGAGAGCATGAATATAAATTTGGCATCCATGTCTTCATATTTAAGATATGACCTATTTGATGATAATACTACTGGTACAAAACCTGGTAACCTTACAACTGGATTCTTATTAACTTTCTCATGGGATAATGGAGGATGGGGAGCTCAATTGGCTACCTCAGATGGTAATATAGATGGAGCTATATTTTTAAGAACTATAAAAGCTTCAGGATCTGATAAAGTATGGGGTCCTTGGGTATCTTTATATAATACTGCCAATTTCAATCCAGACTCCAAGTTAAATTATAATGGGTTCAATGGAGATTTAAATACGATAAGTACTTCCGGATTATATCACCTTGTGTCTGGGTGCACAAATACGCCAAACAGTGGCAGCTCTCAAGGTTGCCACATTATCCATACAAATTGGGATACTAATGCTGCTCATCAGCTCTATTTCGAGTACTATGGTAGCATGTTCTACAGATATAAACATGGTGGAGAGTGGTCTGATTGGAAGAGAGTCTGGACTGAATTTGAGTTCAATCCGGATAGGAAATTCGGATTATCCGATATTATTTCCGACTTGAATAACGCGCCGCTGAATGCGGTCTTTTCAACCAATGGAACTCCAGCCAACGCCCCGCTTGAAAATGCTTATTTCCAAGGGTTCACTTTCGCAATGGGTAATAATCCAGACTTTAAGCGCCAATGGGCATTCAAGGATAAAAAAATTTGGTTTCGGAATTTACATGCCGGTTCTTGGTCGGCATGGACCGATGTAATTCCCCTGGATAATTACCTGCCGTTGTCAGGTAATAAAATGATTACGGGAGACTTCCAATTTAAAGACGGAGTTTCTGTAAGAGATGATGATAGTAAGAATATCATCGGGTTACTTAACATAGCCGGTGATGGTGTGTGTGTCGCCGTTGGAAATGGTGTCAAGAAAACCCGCATTGTAACTCCCGATGATACTCCTGTGTATAGAAATGATAGTAAAGGTTCATATAAAATTTACGATTCCGGCAATCTCGGCAATGCAACTACTTCTCAAGCCGGGTTGATGTCGGCGGCGGACAAAACCAAGCTTGACGGGCTTTCAGGCGGCAGATTGAATATCCCTGCTTATATATTCCCGGGAGATCCATCAAAATTAGATATCTTGGCATCTTCAACTCACATAACATCAATACTGGGCACAGCCATTGACTTATTAGATGCCTTTAATAATGGCAGGGTATTTATTAGTAAGACTGTAACTTTTAATGAAGTTCAAGTACCATCTGATATTACCTATAGTTTACTAAAAAGTATAGATCCTGATAATCCTACAATATTCCAGATAATTATGTCTACAGTTGTATGGGGTCACTATATAGAGATAACCATTGATTTTGAAAACAATGAGTATCAAGCTATAAGCAATACCATTAATGGTATTATAGGTGTAAATAATACGGGTACCACTAATTAAATACAAATAATATGCCAACCGGAAACAATTTTGTTACCATTCCATGGGCTGATGGTACAAATGATAATCTATATATGGATTTCTCTAAGTTAGGAGCTGGAGAACCAATACAACTATCTTCGGATGATAATTCATCCAAAAAGGAAAGAGCTAAAATTTTTGAGTTCAAAGGTAATGTAGTACCCTCTCAATCACAATATCAAGCATCAGCTTTTTTAAAAGTTGTTCAACAAGTAGATGGTTCTATAGTTGCCAGCTTTGATATGTCTGATTCTATTTATAAGTAACTTTTAACTCTCTGAGTTATGGTAAAGAGTAAAACTTCTCCAAATATCATTCTTGCAGCTATAGATTCAAGGGCAACTGGGGAAACTTATCCAGTTGTAGCTACTGTACCATGGAAAGAAGGTGTAGAGAATGATAATTTATACATATTTCAAGATACTACCAAGTTGAATCCCACTTTTTTAATTGGTTCTAATGAACAACTGGATATAAACCCACGTAGTAAAAGCTTTACTCTTGAAGCAGTTAAGATCGGTGTAAGTACTGGTGAGAAAACTTATGCTGATCTTAATGTAACTCAGGAGAAAGCTACCTATGAATATACTTTGGAAATAAAATCTAAATCAGGGGAAATAACTATCCCAGCATCTGGTGGTTCTCTTGAACTTAAAGGGATATTAACTACTTGGAGAAATGGTAGAAAGGTTTCTACTTTAGAAACTCCTTTCACAATGAGTGGTTATGCTCCAGGATTTAGTATATCAGGAAAGACAGTAACTGCAAGCAACAGGGGGACCGTTATAGGTCCTTCTAGAGCAATTAATATAGTTGGGTATACTAATAATACTATTGATGGTTCTACAATCTCTGGATCGGTTATTATAACCCAGGAAGAAAATAAAGTAACTAAAGTAGCACCATCAGTAACTCTATCCTACAACCCTTCAGAAATACCAGCAAAAGGAGGAAGTTCAAGTCCTACTGTTGGTAATTTATCTTATGTAACCACATTTTCAAGTGGGGAAACTTTGGGTGATTTACCTACTTCAGAGTACATAGATACTATAACTAAAACTAATACTTTTAAGATTCATACTTCTAATTCTCCATTTTCTATAGATGAGTCTACTGGTGTAGTAACTATAGGTACAAGGGGAACCATTCTGGGTGAAGCTTTAGAAGAAACCATATATTTAACCCACAGAGTTCAGATATCTTATAAAGATAATATCTTTGAACCAACCAGCAATTCAATCACTAGAACTGCTGATATAACTCAGCAGGCTAACACAGTAACCTATTCAGATATAAATATTTCTTTATTTGGTGCAGCTGATATCCCAGCATCCGGTGGACAAGTATCAAGTGGAACTGTTTCTTATTCTCAGGTAGCTTCTTATACTTCTGGGGAATTTGAAAATATAACTACTGGTGCTATCATTACTTATGGTGATCCAGTATCTGCTAATTCAAAGGATATTACAATAAGTAATGCCACTGTAGCTGGTACCTTAGAAGTTACTGTATCACTTAACGGAAAAACTGCAACTAAAACTGTAGATGTTTATCAAGAACAAAACAAAGTAACTCAAATAGAGTTATTGGATTCTTGGGCTCATACTTATAGTACAGAAGGAACTGCTGCTCAAAATTCGGTTGGTCCAGATTTAGTGAGTAGAACTTATAATGTAAAATATACATTTATTTCTGGAGCTACTTCTACTGATAAACCAGGTACTGAATTCGGTACTTTATCAGATACAGTGAATTATTCTTGGCCTGGTCCAAGTGGAAGTTTTACCGGGTTATCGGCTCAATCAGGTAATGTAACTATGAGAAGTCTTGGAACAAGTATTGTTAATGAGACTACTTCTCCACAAGTTACTAGAACTGATAAAGTTACTTGGACTCCTTCTAGTAACTACAGTTATAAAACCCTGCAATCAAATGAAATACAGAAACAAGCTCAGGTAATACGAGAAGGTAACTATGTAGTTGATATCCAGTTACCAGAAAATGTATTATCTCTATCTTATAACCCTTCAGAAATTCCAGCAAAAGGGGGAAGTTCAAGTCCTACTGTTATCCAGAGTAAAGAACCATCAATGATTTATACTTCTGGGGTACAGGGAGAGCCAGGAGTTATTCCTGCTAGTACTTACGGATCATTCTATACTGATAGTAACTATGAACTTGGTACTATTAATTCTCAATACTCTACCTGGAAAATAAATGCTATAACAGGGGTACTAATGGTTACTTCTAATAAAACTTCTAGAGTAGATAGGGGTTCTGCAGAATCAAAATACCATAAAAACTTTAGGTGGATCCCAAGTTCAGTATACAATGGTGGTGGGGCTGATATTACCAGACACGCCACTGCAACAGTCTATCAGCAGGCTAATACCATTGAATCAGAAGAAATCATTATAGATTCTTTTGTATATAATACTGATATACCAGTTCTTGGTGGTAATTCAAGTCCATCACTATCAATACATATTAATCAGTTATATACTTCTGAAGAAGTTAAGAGGGTAAATCCAGATTCTTACACCAGTAAGTATGCTTTTGTGGGGACTGCTCCGTCAACTTTTAGTATAAATGCTAATACCGGAGTAGTAAGTGCTACAGAAGCAGAAGTTTCTCAAGAATTAAAAGCTAATGTAAAAGTAGATATATCAAGTCCAAGTTGGAATGGATCTTCTACTCTAACTAAATCAGCTCAAGCTGATGTAGCTCAACCTGCTGGTACTGTAATTTATGATACTCCAGTTATTACTATATCATATCCTCAGGTTCCAGCAAAAGGAGGTACTGTGTCTCCAACTATACAAGTAACACAAGCTTGGGGTTGGAATGATGACTATGATGAGGGAGTAAATACATTTAATCTAAATACTCTTCCAGCTGGTAGTTATTCATTTACTAATACCACTTCTCCAACTAATGGTAATGTCACCTTAGCTTCAAAGGGTACTACAGTATCTGGTGTTACAGTGGGTAAAACAGTAACTTTTACTGTAACTCTTAATGGAAAGAGTGCTAACAAACAAGCTAATGTTAATCAGCAAGCTAACTCAATAGATAGTGTTGCTGTTACATTTGGATGGCATAATAATACTAATTCAGTAGCTGCAAGTGGTGGTAATTTAGTAGTAGATGTATCAGTAAAAAATACATATACTTCTACCAGTACAAATACAGTATATCCTTCTGCTACTGATGCTGGTATTTCTTTAACTGTATCAGGGGTATCTGGAGCTACTGTTTCTAAAGCTACTATAACTGTACCAAACAGAGGTACAACTGTAGGACCAGCTTTAACTGGTACTGTAACAGGAAATTACAATGGTACAAACTCTGGTAATAGTTTAACCTTTACTCAAGCAGAAAATAAGGTAACTAAAGTGGAAGCTTTAGTTAATAATACTACTACTTCTACTGTACATTTCTATTACAATAATAACCCCATCCCAGCATCTGGTGGTACTGCAACAGTAGTTGGTAATGGTAAGGCTAAATTAACTTTTTCTAGTGGTTCCACGGTTGAAACTAGTTCTGGTGGTAGTAGGTATGGTGGGACTATGACTTATGGTAGAACCTACAGTATGACTAATGGAAATGGGTTTACCATAAATACTACCAATGGTTCTGTAACTGCAGCTAATAGAGGTACAACAGTAGGAGCTGTAAGAACTTCCAATGTAATAACCGGTGAATTTATTGCTACATTTACTCATCCTGCTTCAATGGGTAGTACTAAAGTAAAGGATTCAATCAGGGGTACTCAAACAGTAAGCCAACAAGCTAATCAAATTACAGCTTATGGAAATCCAACCGGTGGATCGTTAACTGTAAATGATATCCCAGCATCAGGTGGTACAATTAGTTCTGGTACTATAGGTGGAACGGTATCTCAAACTAGAACCTATACTTCTGGTTCTAATGATACCTATTCTCAAGCTACTCCAACTAATGGTACATATAGTGCAGGTATATCTGGATCTAACCTTGGTACTACTGTAACCAGCAGAACTGCTAAAGGTACTCTAACTTATTCCTATACTTTAAATGGAAAATCAGGTAGTATATTTGCAACAGTCTATCAGCAGGCCAATACCTGGGTGGACAATAGGATGACATTGTCAGTTAGCAGTACTTCTATTGGTGCTAGTGGAGGAACAGTAACTTTACATACAGTGGTATATAGAATGTATGCTTCTGGTACTGAGGGTTTAAGTGGAAAGGGTTTGATAACAAGTTGGTCTGGATCAGCTACTGGATTTACTTTAAGTGGTTTTAATTTGACTGCAGCTAATAGAGGTACAACAGTAGGAGCTGCCAGGTCTATAACTTTAACTGCTACTTATGCTCATTTAACTTCTAATTCAGTAACTGTTACCCAAGCTGCTAATTCTCTCACTTGGAATAATCCAGTAATTACATTTTCTTATCCAGGTGATATCCCGGCATCAGGTGGTACTATAACTCCTACAGTTAGTATAACTCAATCTGGTAGTTATAGTTCTGGTTCCCCAGCTTCAAATACTACTATTGCTTCTAAATCATTCTCTGGAACAGGAGTTAATGCTTCAACTGGGGCTTATACTGCAAGTTCTCTTGGTACTACTGTTAAACCAAGGACTAACCTTGTAACCGCTACTGTAACAGTAACAGCAAATGGTAAAACCGGTACTAAGTCTGCAGATGTCTATCAGGCACAAAATAGGTTACTTAATGGTGATCTAAATGGTTCAAATAGTGATTTTAAAGCTACTTGTACTTTACTAGCTAATCAATTAACTGCTGCTGGTGGAACAGCTACCTTTGGTGGTAGTGCAAGTCATACCCATAGATATTATACTCAATATGATTCCGGTACTTATGGACCGTATACTAAAACAGTAACTGATGGTATAAGCTTATCCATGGTTGGTAACGGAAACAGTAGGTTTAGCTTTGCTAACTCAGTAGCTACTCATAGTAATATGGGAAAAAATGTCACTACTGACACAGTAACTATTAGGTGTACGAACTCTGCTAACACTAGTACTCATCATGATGCTTCAGCAAGTATTTCAAATGCTGTAACAGGTTATAATGCCCCAACTATAGGAGCCTTTACTTATCCAGCAGGCAGTATTTCTTATAGTGGCGGAAGTCAATCTCCCTCTTATTCTATATATCAGAATTTAACCTATACTTCTGGCACTTCAGCATTAACTAGAGTAGATGACAATTGGTATGGTGGTAATAATTATTCCAAAGGTTTTAGTATAACAGGTACTGGTTTTTCAATAAATTACTCCACCGGGGTTGTAACCGCTGCCTCAAATAGTAGTACTTCTACCAGAAGTGCTACTGTAACCATGTCAATAAATGGAAGGACTTCAGTAATACTAGATAAGGCTACTGCTACAGTTACTCAAGCAGCTAAACCTGGTCCTCAGAGGGTGGATATTTCTATAAATGATCCTAGGTTGGCCGGGGGTGAAGTAGTTCTTACCTTTAGTCCTGCTTGTTATGATAATATAACTGTATTAGTAATGGGTTACACCCAAGATGGTTCAATATTTTCAGAGTATAGGCAAGTAGGAGGTGGTATTACAGAAGATAGATTCTATCCTAATGGAGCTTGGGCTGATTCAGCATCTATTGAAAATATAGATGGTGAAGGTATCCCTCCAGTAACTAAGTCTAATGGTATATATTATTGGTAATTATGAAATTAAAACCCTTAATTTAAAAAATATTAGAGTCATGACAAAAGAAAATCTTTGGCAAGTAATTATCGGTATGTTAGTTACTGCAATCTTTGGAGTACTTCTTCCAATGAAATGGGCTGCTATATTTCCGGCTTTTTTAGTAGCAATTATCTGGGCTGGTATCAAACAGACTTCAGGTAAAAAATATCCTAACAAAGATGGAGAAATGGTTGAACCAAAATTTTGGAAAGACTTTGTTCCAGTAATGGCTGGGGCATTGGTAATATATTTAGTAGTTGTAATACTTTAAACTCTCTAGAATATGCCTATTTTTAGGGATATAAGTAGTTTCACAACCCTTACTAATGACCAGATAAAAGAAAAGGTAGCTTCAGGGTGGAAACCATATACACAGGTATCTACTACTGAAAAGGTTGATTTATATGACTTCTTGAGTTTAGTAGATCTTTCGGCTATCTATAAAGCTATTGAAGAGGTTAAAACTGAGATTGAGGAAGATATCCAACCAAAATTGGATAACCTTCAAACTCAAATTACTTCTAATGATACTGATATCACTAATTTAAATAACAACAAGAAAAATAAACAAACTTTTTCTTCAGGTGATACAGTAACTTCAATATCTGGTGGTCAAACTATAGAGGTAACTGGAACTGCTAAAATAACCTGTAATGTCAATGCAGCTACATTTACTGAGTTGCAAGATACTGCTTATCTAATGGCTCTTGGAAAAACAGAGGTAGAATTTACTTCTAATAATGGAGCTTTATTCATTAACTATGAAAATACGCAACTTCCAACTGGTGGTACCAAATGCTACAAGTTAGTGAGATCTACTCAAGGCAATCAAACTAATATTTATATAGATGTAGATTCCTATATACCAGTTGGTGGAGCTTATGAAATCGTGATCTCAGCTAACAAGGGAACTTCAAGGGATAACCCATTATCTGCTGGACAAGATACTGCTACAATAACTGCAGAATTGGTAACAGGAGATATTCCATCTGGGTTAAAACCAACCCTAAGTATTACTGGAGACGGGTTTAGTCTTGATCCAGAAACTGGAATAGTAACTGTAGCTAGTAGGGGAACTACTGCTGGAGCTATAAGATCGGCTACTGTAACTGCAAGTTATAAAGATTTGGAACCAAAATCAATAACTCTGTATCAGGCAGAAAATAAGGTCACTGGGTATAGTGGTGATATAACTGTTACTACTAATATATCTTATCCAAATATAAGTAGTGGTGGTGGTACTGCTAATCCTTCAGGACCAAGTTGGACTCAGGCAGCTACTTATTCTTCTGGAGCATCAGGTATTGCTAATAATGTTGGTTCCGTATCTTTTGAAAAGGTTAGTGGGGATTCAGCTTTTTCAGTGGATTCTTCAGGTACTGTTTCAGTAGGGGAAAATCCAAGTTATGAAAACACCAGGTCTGCAGTAGTAAAGGCTACCATAACTAATGGTTCAGCATCTGCTACTTCTACTGATACAGTAGTACAGGAAGCTGCTACTAGATCAGATATAGAGATATCAGTTTCTATGTCTATAAATAGTGGGGGTATTAATTTATCAGCCCCTGCTCAAGATAGGTTATCAGTAAGGATAACAGTATTTGAAGTAGATGGTCAAGGACAACCTACTGGAGTGGGGTATGATAGTATTAATTATACCATTAATCCCGGAGAAAGTAGTAAATCAGTGGTTGATAGACCTGACCCAAGTTGGACAGACTTTAGAGCTAATATTTATGAAGTAAATGGTCAAACTTCACCACCTCTTACTTTAACTGGAGTATATACTTGGGACACTCCTTAATCATAGTATAGAATATGGCTAGAAAAGTCAATGTAACTCTCCCTAACCTATCCGACCTTCAATTTCAAATAAAGTTGGAAGGTGATTGGGTAAGAGTGGGGCAGTTAATTGATAATCTAGCCCCGGATATTCAAAAAGCATATGATACTGCTACAAGTAAGTTTGCAAGAGCTTTATTAAGAATTGTAAAGACTTCGATTGCAACTGGTTCTCCTCCTAAAGGTTCCGGTGTATATTGGGAACCTCTCTCTGATGCTACACTGAGAAAATATGGTGATCACCCTACTTATTATTTAACTGGGTTATATCATAGATCAGTGGGATTATTCAAGTATAAGTCAAGAACATTAATAGGATTACCAATAGGTAAGAAAAGGTCCTCACAAGGGGGTTTAACACTAAACCAACTTGCTTTAATCCTTGAGTATGGTACTGGAGGTAAAGGAGGAGGAAAAAGTAGAGGGACAATACCACCTCGTCCCTTGTGGGGACCTTCTTTAAAATCTATTGGTGGTAAAGAAAAACTAAGAGCTTCAATATTAACTGAACTCCGTAGAAGATTTGGTAAATACGGAATAAAACCTAATCAAGTAAAATGGTAAGTTCACAAGAGGTAATTGAAAGATCAATATATTCATCTATTCTGGGGGTTACTATTGGACTTGGTTATACAGTTAACCCAGATGATTATTTACCTATAAATCAAGAAAACTCTGCAAGGTTTAAAGCTGATATAGCTAAACTAAAAAAATATGTGGGTATATTTGGTGCAGGTAACAACCAATCTAAGGGTAAGAAAATAACCCCAAGAATAGATATAAATCCAAGAGGATTTTATCCAGGGGCTATAGGTTTACCAAGAGAGCTTATAGAAAAAGAATCCGGTATAGGTTATACTGCAACTGAGATGCCCTATGAAACCATAGATCAATATATAGATATACACTTAGTATCAAATTCTCAGGAAGATATAAGATTACTTCATAGTATATTATTCTATTCGGTTCCCCAAAGGGGCTATATTAAGCCCTATACAGAAGAAAGATTTTTATTCTCTGGTAATATCTTTATTGAATTGGTAAACTTCTTTGATACCCCTAATTTGGATATGGGTATTATAGAAAAGATTTACCAATTCCAAGTATTTGATACCATAACCTATGAAAAACCAGTAGAGGGAGACCTTACACCAATTACAGACATTACTCTTCTATTGGAAGGTGAAGGTTATGAAGATAGTGTACAAATAAGTAAAAATAATCCTTAACATTTAAAACAAATAGAGTTATGCCTAACACTCCAAGAGTACAGTTCAATTTTGAGAACAACAATGTACAAAACAGTACTCCACTTCTGGGAGTATCACATGTAGTTGCTCGTACTACTAAGGGCCCATTTAATTCCCCAGACAAGGTATTCAATACCTATTCTGCTTTTCAAGAAGTGTATGGAGAAGAAATAGTTCCCGACGGTACGGTATCTAATATTCAGAAAGCTTTCGAACTTGGTTCAAAGTTACGTATTTCACGAGTAGCTGGAGTTGGTGCTACTTTAGGTAGTGCTAATATCTATACTCCGGGTGGAGAACCAGTTAAAGGTGGAGAAGCTATTATTACTTTTACTTTAGTAGACCCAACTGATAAAGCTAATACCATAGCTATGAAGGTTGGTATTAAAACTAAAGAAGCTGGTAGTCCAATCTTAGATGCAACAGGGTATAATCTTAACCGAGATTTCTATCTCCGAGTATCTAAAGGTAATGGCCCAACCAATCGAATCACTTTAACTCAGTTTAAAACATTTACTGGTACCAACAGTGATCAGGTAGCTGCAGAGAATATCTTAGCTTCTAACTTACTATTCTCTGGTGCTAACTATACTGCAGAGGGTCCAAATCCAACTGCCTTTGTAGAACCACAGGTATTACAGGACTTTGTAAACAATGTACCCAATATTCAGTTAACTTTTGTAGAAGCAGATGCTACTGATGAAACCATAGCTTCTCGTATTAAAACTATAGAAGATGTAATTGCTACTTTCCGTAATTACTCTAACTGGTATGGTACTGTAAAAGTAGGGGAAGCAGAAGTAGCAGCTAATCCACTCTATATGGTTATCAATGAGGGTACCAGTGGAAGTGATCCAGATGTTCAGAGTTGGATTAATGGATTCGAAGCTATCAATGCTTATAATGATGGTTATCAGTTAATACTCTCTCATATTCATCAGCATCTTCCCAATTATTATATGGAAGCCTTAGCTACTGTAGCTGATGTAGTTAAGAGTCAGTATGAAATTGTTCTCTACGTAGAAGTTCCTAAAGAAGATTCTACTGGAAATATACAAACTCCAGATAATATCATTGCAGCTTTAAAAACTCTAGAAGCTACAGTTGGTTATGCCAAGAACATAGCTTACTTTGGTGGTGGTATCAAGTATTACAATGAAAACGGTGCTCTCCAGAATTGCGATGTATTGGGTACTGTATTAGGACTGGGAGATGCTTCTGCTTCTAACTATGGTCCATATATGTCATTTGCAGGTATGAATCGGGGTGTAGTAAATGATGCTCTCGGTCCAGTAACTGAAAACTTAGGAGCACCTGCTAAGATAGATAAGCTTCAGGAATTAGCTGAATGGTTCTGCAATATCTTTGTAGTAAAAGATACTCCTAACCAGGGTAAACGTACTATGCTCTGGCATAATTTTACTTCAAGTCCAAAATCAGATTCGGAAAAATTCCTTTCTATTGTACGGTTAAATCTTTATCTTAAAAAGAGTTTACGCCCCATTCTAGAAAGTTATTTGGAAGAACCTAATAACTGGACTACTTGGAAAAAGATTTACTACCAAGGCAAGGGAATCCTGGATGATTTAATAGATGTAGCTATTACGGAATATACCTGGATGGGTGACCAATTTGCTAATTCCTATGAGGATCTCCAGGTTAATAACGAAGCTGATGTTCGTCAGGGTAAATATCGTTTGGTAATCAAATACAAAGATATTGTTCCTTTACAGGAAGTTACAGTAGATATTGTAATTGATGCTGCTTCTCAGTCTATTGATCTGAAAACTCAGATTCAGAATCTCTAATAACAATTAAAAACAAAGAATATGCCAGCAAAAGTAAAAAATCCTCGGAAGAAATTCCTATTCAGTGTTATATTCATAACCCACCCAATTAATCCCTATTTGGTTCAGAATGTGACTCTTCCAGAAATTAGTATAGAAGAAGTTGCCCATGGTGATATTAACCGGGATGTAAAAACCGGTGGACGCATTTCAGTGGGTACTTTAACTTTACAAAAACTGGAAACTACTTCTGGATCTGATACTTGGATGTGGGACTGGTTAATGTCAGTTCAGGATCTTCTCTTGGGTGGTGGTTTAGTTCCAAGCCAGTACTGGGAAACTTGTACCATTAATGAGTTGGCCGAAGATGGTGTATCAGTACTCAATAGTTGGGTATGTACGGAAGTTTGGCCAATACGTGTAAATGGTCAGGAATTAGATCGTATGAGTTCCGACAACACTCTGGAAGAAATAGAGTTCTCGGTAGGTACTATAGAAAAGTTATAAACTATTGTAAAGGGAGAGCTCAGAAATGGACTCTCCCTTTGTTCTTTTAAACCAACTCAACAAAAAGGTTAAAACATGGAAAATGATTTTTTAAATGCACGTAAATTAGAATTTACAGTGCCATCTGGTTACAAATATGTAATCAGGGAACAGAATGGGGCAGATGATGATATATTATCTAACCCAGTAGAAGCTAGAACATTACGTAATATTTCTAGATTCATTGCTGCTATTGTAGTTTCTACTGACTACACCCAGAATGGGAAATTAACAGTAGATGATGCTCATCAACTCCCAGTATTGGATAAATACTGTATAATGTTTAATTCTCGTATGTTCTCTATGGGGGAAACAGTAGAATTTGAACATGACTGGGGTGATGGTGGTGGAGCTATTTTATATGCCCAGGATCTCAAAGAATTTCTTTTTGATTATGGGGTTCCCCCTACAGAAGAGGAATTACTAGAAAAGCCTTTAGCTATCCCATATTATCCAAATGGTAAGAAGGTAAAGGATATAGAATTCACTACCAGTTATTCAAATAAATTTAAATTTGATGTTCTTACTGGAGAGGGTGAATCTTACATTGCTAACTTGCCAGATGACAAAAGAACCAAGAATCAAGAATTGGTAGCTCGCAATCTCTACTTAGAAGTTGATGGTAAATGGGAAAAGGTAACTAACTTCAGAATGTTCTCGGTAAAAGAAATGGCTGAGATACGAAAAGAAGTATATTCTTGTGATCCAGACTTCTCAGGTAATACAGAAGTTGAAAATCCAAGAACTGGAGAAAAAGGTTTAGTAAACCTCTTAGCTATAAAGGGTTTTTTCTATCCGGGGGAGATGTAGATGAGGATTTTATCTATCTTCACCATGCAAAGATTCGGATAGATTATATAACTTTAGCTCAACTCCCAATCAGACACCGTCTCAAATTACTTGAGGCGGCTTCTGAGTATTATAAATCTTTGGAAGCTATAAATAAGAAACGATAATATGCCTGCATATACAAGTGGTAGCCTCACTGGTAGTAACCTTGAAATAGGTATAGCTCTAGTACTACAGGATAGATTTTCTAACCAAGCTAGAGAAGCTTCATCTCAGATCAAAAGACTGCATAATGAAGCAAAAATGGCAGTCACTGCCAACTTACAATCAGCTAAAAGTATGGCTGATACAGTTATGGGATGGTCTGGAAGAGCTTTAGGGGGTATCTCTTCTATGCTTCAAGAAGGAGCAGGGTTTGTAGATACTATGACCACTGTAAAAGCAATCACTGCTGCTACAGATACTCAAATGAAAGGTTTATCCGAGACAGCCCAGTCATTAGGTATTGTTACTATGTTTGATTCTAAAGAAATCGCATCTGGTATGCAATACTTAGCTATGGCTGGTAATACTGCTGAAGAAATTCAACAGATGATTGAGGGTGCTGCTTATGTTGCAGGTGCTACTAATATGGCATTAGGTGGTAAAGGAGGTACTGCTGACTTGATCACTAATGTTATGTCAACCTTCCAGATAGAAGCTGCTGGAGCTGCTACAGTGGGTGACCAGTTAGCAAAAGCAGCTTTATCTTCAAATATGTCCATGATTGACTTGGCAGAAGCAGTTAAGTATGCTGGAGCAGACATGGTCAACTTAAAGAGGAGCTTACCAGAAGTGGCTGCATTAGCTGGAGTTCTGGGTAATGCTGGTATCCAGGGATCAATGGCGGGTACTGCTATGTCTAACATGGCTAGATACTTGAACAAATCCCTGGTCCAGCCCTCTTATAAAGGTGGTAAAGCCTTAGCTAATCTTGGACTCTCCATCAAAGACTTTACTGATTCAAATGGAGATTTGATAGACCTTTCATCAGCTATAGAAAAGATAGTTGGAGGTATGAAGGGTTTATCTTCCATGGAGGTAGCTCAAGTATTCAATGATATATTTGGAGTTCGTGGTAACCGAGCTGCTGCTGCTCTTGCAAGAAGTTTACCAGAGTATGAAAGTCTTTTGAACAAGATTTTATATGAGTCAGATAACTATGCCAAGTCTATAGTTGAACAGAGGATGGAAACTATAGCCGGTGGTATAGACCAAATGAGATCTGCTCTTGAAAACTTAAGAACTACTTTCACTACGGTTATATCACCAGTTATAACTCCTGTATTTAAAAGATTAGCTCAATTTTTTGAATTTGTTAGAAATATTTTAACAATCCCAGTATTAGGTCCAGCTATTACTCAATTTGTTACTTTTGGTACCACTGCAGTATTTTTGATAGCAACCTTTACTAAGTTAAAAGCTGCTTGGAAACTTTTAACTATGGACTCTCAAGTATCATTCCTAAATATGATACGAGTTATAAAAGGAGGATGGGGAGAAGCTACTTGGAGTTTACAAAGGTATATGGCTCTTGAAAAAGCAGCTAATGCCACAAGAAAAGGTGGTCTAGCAGGTATCAATCCAGGGATGTCAAAAGCTGAGTGGGCCATGGTGAATGGTATGCCAGTTGGAGGTATATATCTTGGGGGAGATGGGAGATATCGTTGGGCTAAAGGTAATCAAGCTGGTAAAAGAGCTGGAACTTTTGCAGCAGCTGGAGATGTTGCATCTGCAGTTAATAGTAAAGGAAAAGGTGCAGCTATGGCAGCTGGTGGTGGATTCCTTGCTGGTTTATTTGGTAAGGGTGCTGCTAAGACTGCTGCATCTGGGGCGGCTAGAGTTGGATTTGGGGCTTTTGCTGGTAGAGGATTACTTGCAGTAGGTGGTAGATTAGTGGGATTACTTGGTGGACCAATAGGAGTTGGTATATCCATATTAACTCTATTATTACCCTCTTTAATCAGTGCTATTGGAGGAAATAAAGATGCCACAGATGCTAATACCGAAGCTGCAAATAAAGTAGCTAATCAATATGGGAACTTAGTAGAAAGAAACAAAGCTAACAAATTCCCAGGAGAAGATCAAATCCTTACTCAGATGTATAATGCTATGCAGTATTGGGCAGAACAAATAAGACATATAAAACCCACTGCTGTAATCAATCTCAACGTCGATGGTAAACCAACTATAAGGGAAACCTTCGAAGATATGCAGGGAGAAACCAACCTAACTTTGGGAATGAAATAATATGGCAAGTATAATAGGAAAAGCGGTTGGAGCTGTTGCTAGTGTAGTAACAGAACTAGAACAAGGGAGAATATTTACTTCTCCCCTAAATAAGCTCTGGAGGGCTAAAATTTTATTAAATAGAGCTACTTCTCCAATGCCTAAAGATGAAGCTAAATCTTCATATAAAGTAAATGATGCCCTCAATCAACACTATGCTAGAGCAAGTTCTTATTCAGTAGCTCAAAAGGGATCACCATGGGTTACAGCTAGAAAACAGGTATTATCGGGATTAGGTGAAAAAGATAGATATATACAGGGAACTGATTATACCCAATCCAATAGGAATATCCTTCAAGATAAAACTAACAAAGTAAATCAAGTTAATAACCAAATCCAGATAATCAATAAACATACTTCTCCACCTACAATTATAACTATCCAGAATAGACCAAATGAATTAAATATTAATCCTCAATCTGCTTGGGTAGCTGTAAAATCAATGGGTAGGAATAACCCATTTATGATGTATACTGGGGGAGAAGATACAATAAGTTTTGATGTATCATGGTATGTAAGTGATCCCAATAATCGAAAGGAAGTAATCACTAAATGTAATCTTTTAAAGTCCTGGACTAAGGCAGATGGTTATGTCGCTGCTCCTCCTACTTTGAATATTCTCTGGGGTACTTCCGGATTATTTGACAATGATACTTTTATTTTGGAGTCAGCTCCTTTTGTTCTAACCCATTTTCAAAATGCTTCTAGAATGTTGGGTAGGTATAACCATACAGAAAATGGTGAAAGAGTATCAAGTGGAGAAGGGGAAGATAGTACATTAACTGATCTTCACCTATATCCTAACTATGCTACACAGACTCTTACTTTTAAAAGGGTATCTGCTACAAATCAAAGGAGAGTAGAAATAGTTTCCCCCGAGGATTTGGCTATTACTAGAGGAATAGAAGCTCCTGCTCCCTTAGAAACCTTTAATGCTTAAAATTGAATCACTATGAACCCCTATTCTGGAGGATATATTATAGATTTTGGTGATGGGGATATGATCCTGGAAAAACCAAGAACAGTAAATACTACCCCATTAAATAAAACCCATACTGTTTTGGAAGGAGAAACACTACAAAACATAGCTTTCAGATATTATGGGGATTCGGGGTATTGGACAATAATAGCTGAAGCTAACAATCTGTTCTTTCCTTTAAGAGAGTTAGAAGATGGTATGGAAATTATAATACCTTAATATCATGGCTAATTCAGTATCTACATTAAAACCAGATAGTGATGCTACCCTGTATGAAGGAATGGGTGTTCCATATCTGGCTATCTTTGATGGTGGACAAGAAGCTATAATAGATCCAGTATCTAAATTACCAATAGGAGTATATGTAGTATCATTTGAATATACTTATGAAGAAGGTAAAGAAGACAAAGGAAGGTTTATTATAGTTACCAATAATACTAATCTCATTTCTCTCAAAGAGTTTAACTATATGATGCCACTCCACTTACAGTGGGGATGGATTTATCCAGATGCTACTTCAAAATCTGGACCACTGAAAAAAGTACTTATAACTGGGCATGATGTACATTTTACCCCAGAGGGAACTAGAATTACTATAGAATTTTCTGATTGCAGCATCTTGTTAAAGAATATGCAACCAAATTTTGCTGGTCAAGCTAAGGGATTTGATAAGTATGTAACTTCAGTCCTCAATGGTATACCAGTGGGGATAACCTTCATAGATTATGATATCACAAGAGAAGTTAGAGAACAAGTAGTTGCAAAAAGAGTAATACCAAGTGGACAGGTAGTTGGGAATAGCACTCCAGGACCATATTATCAATCCTATTATAATGATTTTGGTAAGGGTCCAGGACAAGCTGTATACCCCTATACTCAGGATGGATTTATTCCACAGGTATATTATACTTCTCAAGTACCTTATATGTCTGACCCAGATCAAGTAGGGGTTAAGATATTAGAAGCTACTCCAGAAAACCAACAGTTAACTAAGGATTTACCTAATGATTACAAGCTTATTGATATAATACAACACAAAGCTACAAACGTATTATTATTAGGCACACCCAGAAATAGGTTTCAGCAAGTACAACAGTTAGCTAATAGGTTAAAGAAAGGTCCTTATTATATAAATGGTTCTGGTGGTAAATTAACTGTTGAGAATCAGAGATTAAATAGACCAGTATCTAAGACTTATACTTATGCTGGGGGAAATGGTGAATTATTAGAATTTACTGTAAAATCTAAGTTCACCAAAACTTCAGTAGAAATAGGTAAGACTTCAGATATTGATCCAAATGATAAAAAAGCTAAAACCACTACTACTCAAATAGGTATAGATCAAAATTCTGAATCTGCTGATTTATACATGCATTGGTGGAGTTCATGGGGTAATCCAGCTAATCCAACAACTGGTTTTGATAACAGATATCCATATAGTTTACAACCACAGGATAGATATTCAAATTATCCAGTGATCAAGGATGATGGGAAATTCACTCCTAATTTAGTAGAACAAAAGAAAATCAACAATCTAGAAAAAACTACTTCCCAAGTACCAATAGAAGCTGATGATTTACCTATTTACAATAGCAGAGAAGATGCTTTAGTAGCAACAGCTGCTAATGTTAAACTTAGTAAGGAAGAATATAAAGCTTTTATTGATAATCTCAAACAGGAATTTGAAAAGAAGACCAAAAATCCAAAGAGTGGAGAGGAAACTGCAGAAGCAGTATCTTTCATGAATACTCTTTCTAACTATACGGTCACTAGAAAAGTAACTATAAAAAAGAAAGTAAACCCCATAGATTATGATCCATTAAAAGCTACTAATAATGTTGGTTCTACCTATAATCAAAACACTGCTTATGGTGTATATGGTCAGGACTTACCAAGAATACAGTGGCAACGTGGATATGATTATTTAAAGAATCAAAAGGGTATAACTATCTTAGAAACCAATATAGAGGTTAACAAACATATCCCAGAAAAAAATACAGTAACTCTTTTAGAAGAAATTGAATTGGAAATACCAATTAATGGTGCTAGAACTTTAGCTTCTGATTACACTGAGTATGCTGATTTATTTATGGGGAATGATATAGAAGAAGTGGTAAGAAATCAACTCACTGCTACTGCTGTATTTGTAGGTGACCCATTCTTGGAAAAATCTCAAAACTTGGAAATACAAAATATCTCGGACAAGTATTCAGGAGTATGGTATATTAAATCAGTTACTCATCAATTTGATACTGGCTCTGGTTATTTATGTAATGTTAAGTTTATTAAAAAAGATACTGTAGTTTCAAAAAACGTTATTAAAGCAAGTATGGCAATGATGAATGCCATGGCTAATATAAATAAAGTCGCTAAAGAAGTTTATGATAGCACTGGGCAAGATAGGACTTCTATTTTACAAGAAGCTCTAGAGGAGTATGCAAACCAGCACCCAGGATATTCTATATTAGCTAAATATAATGATCAAACTAATACCGTGGATATTTATAAAGCTGAACAAGATTTTAACATAATGACCAAGAATCCAAGTACCAAAACTGATACTAAAACTCTTCAAGAAAAAGGTACTCTTGTTGGTTCTATTGATTTAAATCAAAATAAACAATGACCATAGGTGAAATGATTCAAAGATATGGAGTAGAGTTTACAGGTAGATTCTATTCTGTATATAAAGGGGTGGTTACAAATAACCAAGACCCAGACTTCACTGGTCAACTAACCATAACATTACCCTCAGTTTTGGAGGGGGTAGAAGTAGTAGCTAGACCCCGGGGAAATCTTGGTGGAATGAAATATGGAGCTAAAGCTTTTACTCCCAGAGTGGGGGAAATAGTTTGGGTGGAATTTGAAATGGGAGATCCCATGAGACCAGTATGGTCACCATTTGGTTGGGCTATTGGAGAAGTTCCTGAAGAGTTTAAGGATAATGATACTATGGGTATCATCACTCCAAATGGTAACAAAGTTTACTTAAAAGAAGATGGTGATTTATTGAAAGTCCATATAAAACAAAAAGTAGAGATAGAGATCGAAGATGGTACTCAGATTTATATGGATAAAGATAAAGTGGAAGTAAATGGGGGTACTAACAAACAGGTAATGAATATAGAATATTTCAAAACCTTTGTAGAAGCTGTTCAAAAAGATTTACTTGTAGTAATGTCAGGACAGAATGTATCTCAATGGATGGCCACTGATTTACCTAAATTACCAGATGATAAATTCACTCATTAATGGCAGACATAGGTATAACTCCAGACCAGATAATAGAAGCTAAGTGCTCACCTTATCTAGAAACTATAGAATCAGAAGAAGAGAAACAAGCATTTCTTCAAAGGATGAAAGATGCAGCTAAAACTTTTATCCAAAATTTTATTAATAAAATTAATGCCATCCTTGATTCTATAACAGAGACCTGTAATAAAATTATATCTTCTGCTTCTACCTGGGCAGCTCAAATAGTTGCTATAGCTACTCCAGATCCTACTGCACCAAAAGCTGGTGCTGCTTCTTTGGTTAGCTTAAAAAACAGTGTAGAAATGGCAAAATCTAATCTATCTATAGCTAATGCTCAAATGGCAGAAGTAAATGAATTTGTATCATTAGCTGGAGTGGGAGTTCCACCTATAGTAGAAACTACTACTTCATTACTAAGTTCTGCTGATTATGCTTTGCAAGCAATCCCTATTTAAAACTATAAGCTATGAATCTAAAACAACTCAACACTATTGGTTCAGGTGCTTACTTCCCAATACAGCTAGAAGAAGTAAAAGATGAAAATGGTAATGTAGAGATGGCTCTACAACCAGATGGAACTCAAGTACCAAAAGTACGATGGGGGATGTTATACGGGGATGTAAGATTGATAAAACAAAATTTGATAGCTATACTCACTTTCCAAATAGGTCAAAGATTTCGTCAAGAATACTTTGGTTGTAGAATATGGGAATGTATAGAAGAACCCAATACTCAAGCTCTAGAATACCTCTTAAGAGATTTTATTAGAGATGGTATAGAGAATTGGGAACCCAGGATACAGAAGATATCAGTAGAATCTGAAAGATCATATGATAAAATCCATATAACTATCAAATTTCAAATCAACAACTCTAAAAGGGTTGAAGATCTTAACTTTGAATATAATCCAGTAAACAATATAATCAATGCCTACTAGCAATAATTGGTTGAATCCTTTCCAAAGGTCTTTCAATGATATTAAGTCCACTCTGATATCTAAGCTAAGAGCTAGAGTACCAGAAATGTCAGATTATAGTGAAGGAAATATATTTATTCTTATCATATCAATATTCTCAGCCATAGCAGAAGTTATACATTTCTATATTGATAATATGGCAAGAGAAGCTTTCTTACCAACTGCTAGAAGGTATTCCTCTTTATATAAACATGCTAAGTTAGTGGATTACCATATAAAAGCTGGTATCCCTGCTTCAGTAAACTTAACTATATACAGGGGAAATGGTTCACCAATTACTGAGAATATAACTATCCCAGTAAATACGGAATTTCAATCCAAAGATGGTAAGACTTGGTTATCTTCTAAAACCATAGTATGGGATGCTACTCAAAATCCTTACTCAGTTAAAGTACCAGTAGTACAAAAATCTAAGGTTGGTGACCCAGATAGGATTCAATTGGGACAGATTACTTCTACTGATGTAATCATATATCTTGGTGACTTACCAACTGATCAGAAATATGTAGAGGGTTCCATGGTATTATATATTGATAATGAACCATGGATTTTGGTTGACACCTTTGCTTATGCTAATTCTACTGATAAAGTATATAAAGTAGAAATAGATGAAGCTGGAAAACCATACATTATGTTTGGTGATGGTCAATTTGGTATGAAACCAAATTTGAATGGTAAGGTAGAAGCAGAATATTATCTTACCTATGGTGCTCTTGGAAATATTGCAGAGAACCAATTTGGTACTCCAATACCAACCATACTTACTGATAAATACAATGATATAAGTATATCTAATGTATACTCTGCTTCGGGTGGTTCTGATTATGAGACTTTTGATATGCTTAAACAACATATCCCCCTCTCCATCAAAACTCTTGGAGTAGCTATAACCAGAGAAGATTATGAAGCAATAGCTAAGTTGGTTCCAGGGGTAGATAAATCATACGTTGATTATCAATGTGGTAAATTTGTAACGGTATATATTACTCCAGATGGTGGAGGAGAAGCTTCACAAGCATTAATAGATAGTGTTACTGATAAACTTACTAAAGCTAAGGTAATAACTACACATATTAATGTAAAGTCTACTCATACTTCTTTAATCTTCTTAGATGCAACCATAACTGGTAGAAAATCGTTTAGTAAGAATGATATCAGTGATCAGGTAATCAAAGCTTTAGTAGAAGCTTATAGTTACAACACTTCAGATATAAACAAAGTAGTAAGGTTATCAGACCTATATGCCTTGATAGATAATCAGAGTATGGTGGATTATTTAAATATCAATTCATTATACTTATTATCTTACCCAGTTCCTCAAGGAGGTGGTGGAATAGATCCCTCTTTAGTACCAGACTTGAATATAACTCATTTCAAACAAATCAATTTTAGTACTGGGGATGCTGAAGCTCAAACTGATGAACGTCAGGTAATGATAACCATTACTGAAAGTGGTTATAAAATAAATGGGTTAGTAAATGATACTGATATTAATACTACTGGTACATTTGGAAATATTACTCAAGTAAATGGTAATAACCTTTCTTTTGAAATTACTATAGGCAACCCGGGGGAAGGTCAAGTATACAACCCGGGGGATGAATATGTAATATCTCTCCAACCAATGAACAGGGATTTGATACCAGTCAATTTCAATATCCCAATATTTAGAAGTAACACTATAACCCTTGAAATCAATGAAGTCGTTTAAGAATTTTAAGGACTATGTGTTCACTCACCTATTTCCTATATATTATAAGGAAAATGATACCTACAAAGATGAAGAAGGTAAAGGTATTCTAGAAAGATTCATAGATTCATGTACTGGTTATATAGATGACAATATAATGCCAGATATAGATAACTTCATGGATCTATTGGATGTAGAGAAAACTCCAGAGTTATTTCTTAACTACTTTTGGGAATATTTCGATTATATTCCCTATGCTTATGGGGTTTTAACCAGGGGAGAACCCTATACAAAAGAGAATGTATATAAATGGTTAAACAGTCCAGAGGGATTCCCAAAAGCAGATACTAGAAAGATATTAAAATATGCCATATCATTATTTAAGATAAGGGGTACAGAAGACTTCTTTACAGTACTGGGAAGATTCTATGGAGTCAGGTTTAAATTTGATTTGGTATTACCCATAGATGAACCAAGTACCCAAGCTATATCAGAACCAGAAGAAGAATTTTCTGGAGATTCAAATTTGGTCATAGCTTTATGGGAAGGTGTATGTTCGGTATACCTAGAAAGTGGTTCAGTAGATCAGGGAAACAAAGCTGGCTGGCCTTGGGGAAGTTGTTGGAGTTGTGATACTTTAGCTCTGACCATATATATTCCCTATGGAATGTATAAACTTCTCGAAGAGGAAGGAAGGTTAGAAGAAGTAAAAGATGCTTTTGCAGAGCTTATAAATAAATATCTACCATTGAATGTAAGATTATATGGTAAGAATGATGAACATATAATTCTTGTACCAGATATCCCAACTTTATTGGTAGATGCTCCAGTAATGGTACCAATTAGTACTTCTGAAGCAGATCTGAATATTCCAGCTTATTCTTCTACTATAGTTCCACCAGCTGAGTTCCCCACTACTAAAGTAGTAACTGCAACAAAGAAAAAACGTAAATCTAAAAAATAATATATATTATCATGCTGTATCCATTACAAACTCAAGAACCAAATATAGACAATGCAGTTACTCAAGTTACACAGGCTTCAGTAGAATTAGCTGAAGCAGCTGCAAACTATGGTGCTCTAAAGATTATCTTTGGTATCTTTATGGTATTCATTATAATTGTTGTAGTATTGTTTGTATATCAGATATTTTCTTTAACAAAGAAAATGGATATTATATATAATGCTGCAGTAAGAACACAAGAATACTTTGATGGTGCTTCAGATAGAACTATAGGTAGAGGTCAATCTCAAATCCTTATACAAAGAGGTATGAATAGTTTATCAAATACCATTAAGTATAGGATATTGAGAATACGTTTAGAAAATCATATAGATGATGTGGAACTTACCAAGAATAAAATCAATAGAGTAGTTAAGAATGATTTTATAGAGTTCACTTCTTATCTATCAAACTTCCTATATGATGAAAAACAATTATCAGTAGTAGTTGATGAACAAGATGTAGATGTGATAGTTGATTTTATCACTGAACAAGTTTATATACCAAAAGATGAATTCACTGTATCAGGTTTAGATCAATCTACTGATATATTGGTAAATGGTATAAAACTTAATTACTTAAAAAATCTGTAATATGAGAAAATTAGTTATAATATTAGACCCAGCTCATGGGGAAGAAGTTCCAGGAAAAGGTTCACCAGATGGAACTCATAAAGAATATAAGTGGAGTAGAGAAATATGTGAAAAATTAAAGACTCACCTCACTTGCTTGGGATTCAGAGTAGAAATTACAAATCCAACTGATAAGGAAATAGGCTTATCTAGAAGAAAAGAATTTGCAAGTAAGGTGAATACTAATCCTGGGGAATTTAAATTTCTAGTAAGCCTCCATAATAATGCTGCAGGCATGGGAAATGATTGGGCAAATGCAAGGGGGTTTGAAATTTATACTTCACCTGGAAATACCACCTCTGATAAATTTGCAAAAGTAATATTAGATAACTTGGCTAAAGATTTTCCAAGCTATAAGAATCGTGGAACCAAGGAAGCTAATTTCACTGTACTGATGGGAAGCGGTTATTCGGCAGTACTTATAGAATGGTTATTCCAGGATAATAAAGAAGATGTTAAATTACTCCAAGATGAAACTACCAACAATAAATTTATGGATTCATTAGTGAGTTCCTTTCTTTACATAAATGATCATTTGATCTAGCTTAACCATAGTTGAGTTGGTTAGTCGGGGGCAAGTTGGGATTTTAGGATTCTGGCTTGCCCCTTTTTAGCGTTTAAATTCTTGCTTTGCAGTATTTAGAACTTGTTTGATATGTTTTCTCATGTTGGTAAGATCGGAAGAAGACTTACCATTTCTTGGTAATTCAAAGAAATCAATTAGATGGAGAATAGATAATTTTCCATGAGATTTAATAATTCTCTCAGTAAAGAAGGGAGGTGGGTCAAGTTCTACCCTAAAAACCAAATATTCATCGGGACTAAGATGGTCCATCATATATTGATTAAACCTATCCGATAAATCCTGTTTATATTCTGTTTCTTCACTATCATCTAAGCATTCTTTATTGTTATCAAATAATGTATCTAAAGAAGTCAACTCTTGGTTGAATTCAGCTTGTTTAGTATAAGCATTCCTGAGAAGTTTATTTTTAAAAATTTGGAGAGAAGTTAACAGAGTAGCTTTCAATCTCTCCTCATCATATCTATCCTGATATTTATTATATACATATAAAAACTTATCCCAGAAATAACTTTGGATAATATCCTGACTAACATTAAATCTTCTTGAATCTATGCTTCTAGAAAGATTCCTAACAAGGGGTTTACATAATCGATACAACTTTTCAAATTGTTCCCTATTATAATTAGTAAACTCTTTAATCCTGTGAATCTCAGAACCATTAGTGTTTTTAGTTGACATGAGTATTTTGTTTTTGGGTTTATGCAAATATAAAAATTATTTTAACTCGGTAGAAGAAGTGAAAGATTCTTTTTCACAGTAAGGTTTAGATTGATATTAATATAAAGTGCTAACAAGTACTCTTATATGATTGTAACTGTTACAAACTCAATTATATATGGTAGCTATAAAAAAATCAAAACCAATTAAATCAGTTGATAAATTTACGTTTTCTATAGATTTTCAGTTAGAGGTACTCAGGTTTTTAATACAAAGTAAGGAATCTTTATTAATAATAAATAAAATTAAACCTGGGTACTTTGCTCTGATTGAACATGCTCTCATAATGGAGGGACTCAGGAAATTTGTAAAGAAATATCATAAGATACCAAGTCAAGCTTTACTTATAGAATCTTGTACTCAGTTATTAGAAAGTAAGGAATATATTGACTTGGTTACCAGGGACGACGTCCCTGGTATCATTAAGATGATAAAGAACTTATTCTCATCACCATTAAAAGATCATGATGTAATACAAGAAAATATACTTAAGTTTGCTGCTTATATAGAAATGAAATCCCTGAATGAATCAATGGATTTTTCTAACTTCAACTTGTATGAAGATTATCAAAATAAAGTAGCAAATATTATACGTAATTCATTGCCTCAAAAAGATGAAGAACCATTATTAATGGTTGGTGGTACAGTACGTAGGCAATTAATGCGTAAAATGAGTCCAAATATTATTCCCACCCCATATTGGCAATTAAATAATCTATCAAATGCTAATGGATATCCTCAAAACAGTATTTTTGTGATATTAGATAGACCTAAAGCAAAGAAGACATTTGCTCTTATTAATATTGCTCGGGGATATCTTGCCATGAAGAAGAATGTATTATACATAGATACAGAAAATGGCAAGAATAATATCATGGAACGTATGGTCCAATCAACCCTCAATAAAAATAGAAAAGAAATACTTTCTGGTGAATATGATAAGCTAGAACAAAGACACATGAGAAAGTATAGAAAAATAGGAGTTGAATTTATAGTTGAGAGGGTACCAGCTAAAGTTGCAGATGCTAATACAATAAAAGGAATTATATCTAAGCTTGAAGCTAAGATGGGTATAAAAATTAATGTATTGGTTATTGACTATGCTGCAAAGTTAGCTTCAATTGGTCGTCATAAGGAAGACACAGAACGTATAGATAATGTTTATATCGATATAGATAATCTTGGTGCAGAACTTGGATTAGATGCAATATGGACTGCTCAACATATAACCAGGGAAGGTGCAAAACACAAAGCTACAATATATGAAGATAATGATATAGCATCTTCCATTTCAATTGTACGTAATGCTCAATGTATACTGGGTCTCAATTCCACTGAAGATGAAGAAGAACATAATATCCAACGTTTAGAAGTGGTAGTACAACGAGATGGAAAACCACATGGAAGATGTTTATTTAATGTTGATGGAGATAGACAACGTTGGAAAGAGTTCACTAAAGAAGCTAGAAATACTTATGATGAAACTCAAGGGAAACAAGTTGATCAATTAATTAAAAAGAAAGAGAAGAGTAGAAACCCAGTAGCTGATCCATCAAAAGTTAATAATAAGTCAGGTGATATTTAATGGCCAGATTAACTAAAGAGTTTAAAGAAATACCTGGATATCCAGGTATTTACATAAATAATAGAGGAGATAAGATATACTCTATCTTTTCTAATAGGTATTTAACCATATCTGTAAATAACAAGGGTAGAAAAAAAGTACATATAAGAAAGAGTTTAAAATTGGTATCCAGGTTAGTAGCTATAACTTTTTTACCAAATCCAGAAAATAAACCCTGTGTATGTCATAAAGATAATAATCCTTTAAATAATCAAGTATCAAACCTATACTGGGGAACTTATAAAGAAAATACTCAACAAATGATATTTGATAATAGGCATAGGCCCAGAGGAAAAGTTCCTTTAACTATTGAACAGGTTAATGATATATGCCATGATTATAGTTTTGGATTAAGTAGAAGTAAAATATTAAATAAGTATGGTATTGGAAATACCAGGTTATCTAAGATTCTATCCAACAATAATATACTTAGAAATCAAGGTAATAACAGGCATTTGCTAAAAGTACCAGATATAATTAATGATTATAAACGTGGTATGAAGATAAAAGATATCTGTAACAAATATCAGGTAGGTAGATCTTCTATTTTTAATTACCTTAGAAAAGAGGGTATTATTAGGAATAGACATGAAAATAAATAATAATTTAAAGGGAAAGTTATATAGATACTTTATTTCTAAGATAAACGCCCGCGATTATCGCCATGGTTGGATGAAATCAAAATGCCCCTACTGTGGTAGAGAGGGTAAATTTGGAATTAACCTTTCATTGAATAGGTGTAATTGTTTTAGATGTGGGGAACACCCATCACCTATCAATCTAATCATGTATTTGGAAAATGTTGATACTTATAGAGAAGTAGTCAACTTATTAAACAATTCCAAGTATGAAGGTTATATATTTAAAGAGGAAAAACTAGAGATTAAAGAATCTAAACCCATGATTCTCCCTGATGGGTTTAAATCCATTCTCTTTGGAAAATCTTCTTTAGCAAAGGCAGCTAGAAATTATGTAAAGAAAAGAGGTTTCAATCTACAGAAAGTAGCAATGGCTGGATGGGGATATGGAACAAAGGGAAAGTATTTTGGATACCTGATAATCCCATTTCATCAGCATGGGGAATTGGTATATTTCAATGCCCGTTTATTTATTGGTAATGGCCCAAAATATAATAATCCAGATACTTCGGAATCGGGTTTGGGGAAATCCTTTATAATATATAATAAAGATGCTCTAGATATATATAAAACAGTCTTTATTTGTGAAGGAGCATTAAATGCTGAAACCATGGGAGAAAGGGGAATTGCTTCTGGTGGTAAAGCAATAAGCAGGTATCAAATAAATGAAATAATAAAATCTCCAGTAGAAAGAATAATAATTCTATTTGACCCAGATGCTAAGGATAGAGCTATAGACCTTGCATTAAAATTGGTTAACTTCAAGAAAGTCAAAGTTATATTTTTACCCGAGGGAACTGATTGTAATGACTTAGGTAGGAAAAGAACTCTATCCTATGTTTATAAAACACATTATCAGAGCTATCAAGAACTTTTTAAACTCAAACTTAAATATTCAAGGTGATGTTTATTCTAAATGAAGAAGTCAAGGAACAAGAAAGACAAGCTATAAAAGAACTCTATCCTAAATTCCCAGATACTCAGGTTATAGTTACTAAGGTTCCACTTAAACCATTTTACAAGGCTCATAGAATACAGTTTGTAGCTATGGCTCATGTAACCAAAATATTAGCTAAATATGGATACTTAGAAGTAAGTGGAGATAAAGTAGCTTTAAGATATAGAAGAACTAAAGATAGTATTTCATTACCAGATTTGGTAAAGATGGTGGATGAATTACACATGACTAAGTTTCCTTCTATGTCAATTCTATCACGAGTACCCAAGAATGAAAAAAAAACAATTATTGAGCCTGAAGAAGATAAACCAACAAAAGTTGATATACCAAAACAGGTTTTAGATTTACCAATAATTGGCAATTGTTATTTCTTTACAACCAATAACTTAGTTGGGTATGGTATATTAAAAACAGTAGAGGGTATTTTTGATGAAAATGGTAAAGTAAAGAGCTATAGATATGAAATAATTCTCAATGGGGTTTCATATGTAGTTACTGAACTTTTTTCTAATATGGGTGAAGTAGCCAGTAAAATTTGGATATAATGTCAAGTATATTATTCTTAGTTAACCATCCAGAAGTATATGTCAATCATAGAAATTACTTTGAAGAGAAGGGGTTTGAAGTAACCATGAGACATATATGGAGATATGATTATCAACACTATGATCATGTGTTATGCGATAGATTTATAAGTGGTGGTTCTTTTAATGATATTAAGAAAGCCTATCCACATGCCATATTAATAGAAGAATGTCCTTCTATAAGGAAGGCTGTTTTGAGAGAATTACCAATTAAAGGTAAACCAAAAGAGAAGGTTAAAAGGGAAAGTCCATTTAACATGAATAAATATTTTATTGATCTATCACATACAGATATCATACGATCAATAGATATAATCGGTATAAAGATAAAGAATATATTATTATATGGGGAAACTGGAACTGGTAAAGAACACATTGCAAGATATATACATTTTATAAAGAAAACTTCTGGAAACTTTATCCCAGTAGATTGTGGATCATTAAATGATGAACTTATAGCTTCTGAATTCTATGGTCATATAAAGGGTGCTTTCACTGGAGCTCATCAGGATAAAGAAGGTTATTTTGAACAAGCTCATGGTGGTACTTTATTTCTTGATGAGATAGAAAACCTTAGTTTAAGAGGACAGGTAACTTTATTAAGGGCTCTTCAGGAATTAACCTTTATGAAGGTTGGTGATTATCGGGTACAAAAGGTAGATTTTAATTTGGTTTGTACTACAAATGTAAAACTTTGGGATTTAATTGATGAGGGTAAATTCAGGAGTGATTTATATTATAGGATAGCTCATATGGAGTTTACTATCCCACCAGTAAGGGATTATCATAATATACCTGGTTTAATGGAGTTCCTTATAGATCAAATATGTGAAGAATATGACCTACATTTAAGAATTGATAGGAAAGATTTGGTGTTAGATACTATGAGAAAACTTGATACTTATAAAGGTAATATCAGGGAAATAAAATCTTACCTAACTAAAAAGCTAATAGAGTTAGAATCTACTCAAAGATCAACTCTAACCGGAATAGAGTTAATGAAATCTTTCAAACTATAATATATAAATATTATAATCATGAGAGAACCATCAATACATATCACATTTACTAAATTCAAGGAAATTTGGAATCAAGTAGATGGTAGGAAATTATCTAATAAAACTCTGTTAGAGATTTTTAAGATGGCCAGGGGATATTCTCTTGACCATCGTTCTGTGTTTACAAATAATAAAAAACAAGCTAAAAAGGTAACAAATAGAACTTCTGCATCAATATCAGATACAAATTTATTAGCAGATATTATTTATTCCTCTAGAATACAATTAAAACATGTAGGGGTAACTAAGATAAAGCAAACAGATAGTCAGTGGATGCAATTAAAACAATTGGTACCTGTTGTCAATGAATTTTGTGAAAGATATAAACTAAAGAAGAGACAGGGTTATATAATTTTTGTTGATACTGCTTTAGGATTAATGGGAACTTCTAAAAGAGCTAACTATGCTTTTGCTGCAAGTTGGATGTTAAAACAAGTAGATTGGATAATAAATAAATATGAAGCTGAAACTGAATTACTTCTAGATAATCATCATCAAGAAACTAAATATGTACATGATTTATATTGTAGTACAGTTGCAGAGATGACTGGATTATCTAATAATTATGTAAGAGATTCCCTACAATATGTAAACTTTAAAAGAGCTAGAGAAAATGCAGATGAAAAAGGAGTTGATTATGAAACTTATATAGAGGCTCAATTTGAAGCTTTATCATTCTGTAATGGTATTCCCAAGATAGAAGATTTATATGGGGATAAAGCAAATCAAAGATTATTAACCTATGTATCAAAATATAATATACCTCTAAAAACTCATAAAGTAGAGGAGGATATTTGGAGTAAATTTAAACAGTAAAATTATGAGTTGTAAACTTATTTGTGATAAATGTAATCAAGAAATAGACTTAGAAAAGGTATTTCTTGATGATACCAAATATGGTATGGTTGGTATATCGGATTCAATGATGATATATAGATGTGTAATCTGTAACCATTGTTCAAAAATTAATTTATTATCGGAATTTCAGGCAGAATCACTATCTCCTGAGTATGATTTTATTGGTGGTAAATGGTTATCTGAAAAATAATTATGATTATGCAACACAAATTAAGAAAAGAAGATTTTGTTGAGTTAGTGGAAGAGTTCCTAATGGATAATGATCTTATGAATGAGTTTATTGATTATGCTAAGTATGTAAAGAATATAGAACCAGATCAAATACCTTTTGTCAATTATGGTAGAACTGATAATTAAAAATAGTAATATCTGTGAAGCTAAAGGACCACTGAAGGTATTACATAAACTTTACAAGGAATTTAGGATAAAGCATCCTAATGCTTGGCATATATTAATGTATCAAAAAGGTAAGGTTAGATGGGATGGATACATTAAATATGTGAGTGATCATGGTAGTTTTAGAATTGGGCTTTTACCCATGGTATATAATAAATTAAAATCATGGGGGGAAAAGATAGAAATAATTGACCGTAGGCCCCCTTTAAATATTACTCCAGTAATCCCAGATATGTTAGGGGATAAGAATTTATATCCCAGACAGAAAAAAGCTCTAGAAACCCTTTTAAATAATAAAGTTGGTAAAACTCCTTTTTATATTTGTGCAGGAGATTATTCTGTTGGTTTTGGTAAGTCTTTATTATTCTGTGCTATCCACCAAGCTTTTAAAAGAAAAATACCTACTATCCTGTTGTTAAATGATTCTGATCTCTTCAAACAGTTTAAAAGAGAGATTCCACCATTATTACCAGGTGAAGATATAGTCTTTGTTCAGGGTGGGAAAATTAATAGATGGGGTAATTTCAATGTGGCAATGGTCCAATCAGTTTCCCAGAATATAAAAAAATATCAGTATGAATTAACCAAGATAGGTATAGTTCTTATTGATGAAGCTGATATTATTGATAATAAAACCTATAAGAATGTTATAGAACATTTATATAATACCCAAGTTAGAATTGGTCTTAGTGGAACCCTATATATGAGTAAGTTGAAAAAAAACTTGGTTCACAATATGAACATAAGGTCTTTTATTGGTGATGCTATAGATTCCATTAAATTAGCCGACCAAATTAAATCAGGTAAAGCTACTCCAGTAGTAGTGAAAATGGTTTATGTATCCGGTAAATCAATATCAGCAGATGATTATCAAGAAGAATATGATAAAAACATAACATATAATATTACTGCTTATGAAAAAAGTTTCTCTAGAATGCAATATAATGCCCGTTATGGTAGATTCCCAATGCTTATTGTAACCAAGTTTATTGATCATTGTGAAAAGTTATATGAATATTATCAAAAGATGAATCAAAAACTTGGATTAGGTTATAGAATAGCTCATGTTCATCATAAAACTCCAGACAGAGATAAATTATTAAATGATATAAGGGAAGGGAAAATTGATATCCTTATATCAACTACAATTATATCCAGAGGTAAGAATATTCCAACTCTACAATACATTCAGAATACTGCTTCTATGGATTCTAATGAAAAAACAATACAAATTTTAGGTCGTTTAGTAAGGCAACATAATTCTAAGAAAAAGGCCTATCTTGATGATTTAGTTTTTCCGGGAATATATTTATTAAGGCATGGGAACCATAGGAAAAATTATTATAAAAAAGAGAATTTAAGAGTCATTTCCATAGGGCATCCCACAGGTAAGCAACTCCCTAAAAATAAACGTCATAGAGAAACTCTAGGAAAAGCTAAATAAATTAAGGGAATCAAAGAGGCTATTAGCTATTAGCTTATATAGCTATGGCCTGATAAAAGATAATAAGCTAAATACTCATATACACTTATCTATCCTAACATGGATATACATTTTTTCCTTCGGAAAAATATCGATTTTACTAAAGTAAAATCTCAAATGCGTACATATACGCGTAATATCCTTCGCTAGAGTTATGATTACCCTAATTGATCAGAAAAACATATTGATTATCGAAAGTTAAATTCTCAACTCATGGCAAAGCAAAAGAAAAACAAGTTAATCAAACTCGAAGATACACCAATTCTCAAAGCTATTGATATCAATTCAATTGGTGACAATGGAGATCCTTGCTTTGGGAAAGAATATGATCTCTCAACTGAAGAATGTAGAAGCTGTGGTGATTCAGAATTATGTTGTATCAAATTTGCAGCATTGATGGGTAAAACCAGAAAGGAATTGGAAGAAGAGAATCATTACAAGGATATGGAGGAATTGGTTGATAAAGTTGCTGCAAAGAAAACTTACAGAGCTCTCAAAAGGAAAGGAGATACCAAGAAAGTTATTCTTGATAAACTTCAAGCTAAGTATGCTATCTCAAGAGAACAAGCTAGATTATTGTACAAAGAATTTTCAGATAAGTAAAAATGAAACAGAAAACTTTCTTAGCTATTTCTTTAGTAGGAATTGTTGCTCTAACAATCTTAGCTTTATCACTTCTATTTCAAGTTGGGTGTAGTACAATAAACTACACTTCAGTTGTTTTAACTAAGCAACAATCCATTGACTCAGCAATGAAGACAATGGTTGAATTTGAACCACCATTTCCAGCTACTTGGGATACTCTATGGGTACAACCTTTCTACATGACCAAGACTTGGTTTATCAAAAACAACAATGGTAAAATCAAGCATCAGTTTACAGTGAATGAATTAGATTCTATTAACGTTCTAATGTATAGGAGGATTAGGTAATGGTAGAGAGACAATTAGACTTAATATTGAGTCAGGGAACTAAAACCCAAACTATAACTAAAGCAGTAGAACTTCCAGAATATTACATGATCCCAATGGGTCAAGTATATGATCAGGGAAGTTCTTCAATGTGTGCAGTATATGCTTTAGCTGATCTAATGGAAAGAGCATATAATGTTAAGAAGAGCTTTGATAGAAAGGAACTTTATAACTTACGTTCCACCAAAGATGGTATGATGTTAAGTGAACTCTTTAGTTTAGCTAAAGAACATGGGTTCACTGGTAAACAAGAAACTTACAAAGTACATGAGTATTTTAGAATCGGTACCAGTAAGGATATCCAAAAAGCTATTGTATCAATGTTCGGTGTAATAATTGGTATACCAGTTTACAACTATGGAGAAAGCTTTTGGTTAGGTGATAAGTTACTAGGATATCATGCAGTACCTTTGGTTGGATATTCTAACAGAGGATTCATAATCAAAAATTCATGGGGAAGTCAATGGGCAAATAATGGTACTACAACTTTACCTTATGAAGAAGTAGAGGGATCAGTAATGGAAGCTTGGACATTTATCTAAAACTAAATACAATGAGTAAGAAACAAACTAAAACTGAAGTAAAAGAAACTCTACAAAGAGTTCTCTTCACAAAAGTAAGAGATGTAAAATCACCTACCAGAGCTAACAAACATGATGCTGGTATTGATTTCTATATTCCAGTGATTGATGAAAAACTCATAAATGATATCAAAGATAAGAATCCAGATTTTAGTGCATACATTATAAAGCTTGGTCAGTTATTCTTAAAACCAGGTCAAAGAATTTTAATTCCTTCCGGAATAAAGGTTTGGATAGAAAATAAACAATCGGCTCTGGTAGCAGCAAATAAATCTGGAATAGCTACTAAAAGAGGTTTAACTTTTACAGCTCAAGTTATTGATGCAGATTATACTGGAGAAATCCACATAGGTTTGCAGAATAACAGCAATAGAATGGTAACTCTCCAGAGTAATGATAAAATAATCCAATTCCTACATACTCCCATCATTATTTCAACTATGGAAGAAGTTACCAGTGATAGCTACAATGATATCCTTGAGTCTAATACAATTGACAGGGGAGAAAACGGGTTTGGTTCAACTGATAAAAAATAACTAAAATGGATAGCAGGGATATCATTGAAGAACCAATTAAAGTAGTTGGTGGTAAGTATTTAGAATGTATGTATTCACTCCAAAAAGAATTATTGGAACAATATATTAAAGTAGAGGGTTTACCTCAATATCCAATAGATGTGAATACAAAGAAGTCTCAGATTATCTTAAAAGATTTTGTGGGACGGGTAATAGAGGAACTTGCAGAAGGATATGAAGCTTTGATTTTAGTAAGTAAGTTAACTGAAAAAAACAAGCTTTGGAAATCTGACTATGAGGAGGAGGAATATATCCAATGTTTGAATCATCTCCAGAATGCAGGAGAAGAAATGGCAGATGCCATGCACTTCATGCTGGAGTTACTAATCTATTCCAATATTCAAGCAAAAGATATTGAAGATTACTTGGATAATTGGTTAAAAGATAAGGTTTCTTTTGGTGTGACTAAGACTTTACCAACCTTAGCTAAAGCTATGCAAGTTGGTTTATCCATATTATACAATGATCCATGTAACATGGTATCAGAACCAAAAGCTATGAATAAAACATATCTTTTGGAAGAGTTTGAAAGTATGGATGAGGATTCTGAAGATCCGAGGTTGATTAACAAGAGAATAGATACCAGATTCCATCAATGTGGTAAGTTTTATAATAAGTTAACCTATTCATCATACAAATACATGATGTGGGATGTTACTTACCATTTAAATATTGCTAGAAATTTCTTAAAGAATAAACCATGGAAGCAATCTCAAATGATGACCAATGAAGGAGCTTATCAGGAAGAGATAGTAAAAGCTTTTATCTTAATGATGGGTTTATTCTTAGCAATGGGAATCAGTCCTGAAAATTTATATTTTCTCTATTTTAAAAAGAATAGAGTTAATAAATTTAGGATTGAATCAAAATATTAATTTATGAAAAGTTTTGTATTTAAAACTGGAGAACAAGCCTGGGCTGGAGTAAACAAAATGTTTATTAACCAAGAACCAGGTTTGTTTGAAGGTGAACAGGGGGCATCTATTACAAATTCCCTTTATACGTATGGTTTAACCATATTGATAGAAGAGGCTAGCTTTGACCCAGAATTTGATTTTGGAAAGATACTGGGATATACACAAAGTAAGTGGAGTGGTCTTCTTAATAATTATCTTGATCTGGATTCTCTTGATCAATTAAAACTCCAGATAAGAGAATTTGAAAAGAACAAGGCTATCAATAGGAATTATCATATTGGATTTAACTTTGCTGATTCACATGGTAATGGCAAGGGATGTTTGATGTCTGGTATGTTCTCCAGGATGATAGGTATTGATAAACCAAGATTAACTATCATTATGAGAGCATCAGATGTAGTAACAAGGTTACCTTGGGATTTACTCCTATCAATACGCATGGGAGAATATGTATATGATCATACTGAATTTACAGTTGAACTTCTTATACGTTCTGCTTTTGCTGATGATACCAGCTTAATGCTTTTCAATGGGTATGAAGATATATCAGAACTCATAGAAAAGATAAAAGATGAGGATAGGAAGAAAAGGTTAAAGAAAGCTTTACGTAGGGTTAAGAAAGCAGCTAATAACGGTGATGATCCCAAGTATCAAGCCTACATGAGGGTATATAAAATATTTAACCCAGAAAAATATGGTAAAGAAGCTAAATCATTATTAGCTAAAGATTGTATCATAGGAGATTGGGATGGTATACCACTACCAGAAAAATGTCCATCTATTATGGTAAGAAACCAGATTAAGTCTGCTTATCTTAAATTTATCAAAAAATATGATCTAAAGATGTTCATGGAACCAGATAAGAAAAAGAAATTAATTAAGTTCCAAGAATCTGATGGGTCAATAACTGAATCACCAATAGTAGAAGAGGAAGATAACGAAGAAGAGGAATAATGAAAATAGAACAACAATATTATAATATCCTTTGGCATAAACAACCAAAGGATATTTTACTTGCTATAGAACAAGCGGGTAGAACCTGTTATAAATCAGAGGATAAGATAACAGAAACTTCTGCAACTCCTTTCGTAGAAAGATTAATAGCTTCGGGACATGAATCAGTCCTTGAACACCAATCTTTTTCAGTAAGATTTATAACTGATAGGGGAGTAACTCATGAGTTAGTAAGACATAGATTAGCATCATTTTCTCAAGAAAGTACAAGGTATTGTAACTATTCAAAGGATAAGTTCGGTAATGAGTTAACTTTCATATTACCAACTTTCTTATATGGGTATGGAGGTGATAATCCTTCTTGGGAACATTGGCAAAAAGCTATGGAAGACTCAGAAGATAGGTATTTTGAGTTATTGGAGGATGGCTTAACCCCACAAGATGCTAGATCAGTATTACCTAATTCATTGAAGACTGAGATAGTAGTAACTGCTAATATAAGGGAGTGGAGAACCATTCTAAAACAACGTACTTCAAAGAAAGCTCATCCCCAAATGAGGGATTTGATGACACCATTATTATTTGAGCTTGATACTTGTTTAACCCCACTATTTCATGACATAGTAGATTTAAATTTATAGGTATGAAAAAGGATAATATCAATCACCCAAGTCATTACACTTCTCACCCATCAGGTATAGAATGTATAGATATTGCTGAGCATCATGATTTTTGTATAGGTAATGCTATTAAATACCTTTGGAGAGCTGGACTCAAATCAGAAGATGGAATTTCTAAAAAAGAAAAACAAATAGAAGATTTGAAGAAAGCTATCTGGTATATTAAACGAGAAATAAAACACCTTTCCAATGGGGAGGAATAATATAAAATGGTATTCAGATTCTCTAAGTTTTTGGGAAAAGATAAATGAAGCTTTCCTAATAGCAGATGAGAATCTGAATTTTGTTTGTAAGGGGAGAGCTACTTATCTATATGATTATGTAGTTGGAATTAAGAAACCAAAATTAGATTCAAAATTTGATTTTGGTAGGCACTTCAATTATACTATCTCAAAGTGGAAATCTTTAGTGGCTAATTATATTTCTAGAGAAGAATTAAATAACCTTGCAATAGAAATCCTGGCAGAGGAAAATAAAAACTCTAGAGGGTATGCTTTAGCTTTGCAATTCCAAAACAATCATGGTCATGGAAAGAATTGTTTATTATCAATGGTATTTTCTAGAAGACCCGGGAAAACAAAACCAAATATATGCGTTTTCTTGAGAGCTTCTGAAATAACTAAAAGGTTGATATGTGATCTTTTATTATTTCAAAGGATAGGGGAATATGTATATAAAGATATTGATTTTACCTTGACTATCCATTTTAACCAAATGTTTAATGATGATACAGTATTACTTATGTATCATGCTCACAAAGATATATTAAACTTTGGAATAAAATCAGAGTTAAGGGATAGATTAAAATATCTATTGAAGTGTAATCCTGATGAAATAAAATACAAAGTTCACAAGAGAGCTTTGAAAGTACTAAGACCAGAGATATTTAAATATCCAGTAACTTTAGCTAAAGATTGCAAGCTATAAACAGTGATGTTCTATCAAAATCTATTTGATATTGCAAATTCAAAAAAAATGAAACGGCCTAAGTTTAAAGCTAAAGTGGATATTGATTGCAGATATAGTAATACTTTAATATATGAAGTATCTGTTACCACTAATGGTCATCAAACTATATTTCTTCCACAAATGTCTTTGGATGAGTTAAAAGAATTGAACCAAGTAATCTCTAAATTTTTAAAAGATGAGAATATATAGCAATGCTTATGAGTTGATGTCAGAAACTGGTAGGAATTTGTATGAAATGGGGGCTGAAGTAAAACCCAAGACCTACCAAAATAAAAGTATAGAAGGTCTAGATGACTTTATAACAAAGGAACTTATTTGTGAACAATACTGTTTAACTAAGTTGCCTGATGAAGATAATCTATTCATCCATACCCATTCTAAAGATTGGGCAGAAGCTGAGTTCCAAGAAAGATTACAAGATAATGTGAATCCAGGAGAAGCTTGGAAACTTCGTAAAGAAATATGGGAACAATTCTTGGATATTAATGGTGAATTTGATTATACCTATAGTGAGAGGATTAATAATAAAATAGCTACGGTATCTGAGAATACATTGGATGAAGTTATTCATTTATTAATAAATGACCCAGATACTAGAAAAGCAATTATTCCAATTTATGGGTTAGAAGATAGTAATTATCTTGATGGTTCTAGAAGAATCCCTTGCTCAATGTACTATGATTTTTTAATTAGGACTAATGCAAAGGGGGAGAAACAATTAAATATTTGTTATCACCAACGATCATCAGATTTCATAGTTCATTTTGGGAATGATGTATTCTTAGCTTGGAAACTCATGGAATATATAGCTATTCAAGTTGGAGTTAATCCAGGGTATTTATATCATACTATAGATTCTTTACATGTTTATCGGAAGGATTGGGTAAAACTAAAAACTTCTCTTAAAGATTTGTAAGGGATTTTAAATCCAACTCTGAACGGGTTGGTAATAGGGTTAGACTTTTTGGATTGATCACCCAATATCTACCAATATATCGGTCTCAGTATTTGATAGAGAAATAGAATAACCCTATTTTTGATCAGTAAGAAACCCATTGAGATAGTAACTATTTGAAATATCACTGCAGGATATATCAGGTAGGCTGGTAGGGGGGGGAACCTATAAATCCCCATTTAGGGGCCTTTAGCTCAGTTGGTTAGAGCAGTGGACTCATAATCCAAAGGTCACAGGTTCAAGCCCTGTAAGGCCCACAATTATGCCAGGATGGTGGAATAGGTAGACACGAGGGACTTAAAATCCCTTAACCATTGAGGTTGTACGGGTTCGATTCCCGTTCCTGGTACTTTTCGGGATGTAGCACAGTCCGGTTAGTGTACCTGCTTTGGGAGCAGGGGGTCGAAGGTTCGAATCCTTTCATCCCGACCAATTTAAATCTATAGCTATGAGGATTCTTGAAAAAGGTGAAGACAAAGTTTATATTAAACGGTGTGGTAATTGTAATTCACTAATAGAATTTGAAAGAACAGAAGTTGCATATAATTTCATTTTTGGAAGATATGAAGCTAATTGTCCATTATGTAAACAACGAATATTACTCTGTTCAAATGACCTTTCACCAAGAAACTCCCAATCATCAATACAAATAGCTGAAGAATGTTTACAAGATACAAAATCATAAGAAGTTTTAAAGAACTAAAACAATTGGTAGAAGCATGTCTCAATACGGGGTATGCTTCTGTCGACTTTGAAACTAATGCAGAGGGGATATATAAGGACACTTTTAAACCCACTATCTTATCAGTATCATTCCAAGTTGGTTCTGGTTGTTCTATCCCTTTACAACATTTTGATGAATCAGTAAAGGAAATACCATGGTTAAAATGGCTACAATATTTTGGTAGGAGGGTGGTAGAGAATCCCAATATAGTAAAGGTAGCTCAAAACTTCAAGTTTGATAATCAGATATTTGTTAAATATGGTATTTATGTAAGGGGAACTGTAATAGATACTATGTTAGCTAAATATCTGTTAAATGAAGAAAAACCACATGGTTTGAAACCCATGGTAGCTAAGTATTTACCAGAGTTTGCAGACTATGAAAAATATGATAAGTTTGAAACCATACCATGGGATAAGAAACCATTGGAACCACTAGCCAGGTATGGTTGTATGGATACTGACTTTACCTTACGATTAGCTTTATTTTTGGAGAAGAAGTTGATAGATAAGGGTTTCTACAATCTATATAGAAATCTTATCATGCCAGCTAGTAAGGTATTACAGGATGCAGAAACTAATGGTTTACCTATAGATTTATCATTTAATGATTTCCTACAAGATAAGTATTCAAAACTTATTCAGGAAACTAATGATAAATTAAGAAGTGTAAGGCAAATAAAACGATATCAAAAATATAGTCTAGAGCAAAGAAAACAAGTTTATATAGATAAACTAACCCAAGAAATAGAGGAACTCTCTGGTGATCCCAAAAAAGCAAAAAGCATAAAAAACAGGGAAGATAAGATATCAAGGATTTTAGCTGGGGAATATAAGACTAATGATGAAAAGAAACTTATTGAACCAGTGAACTTTAATTCAACCAAACAAATGGTTGATTTGTTGTATATATCCCCAAAGGGTTTCAAATTCCCAATTGTAGAATATACAAAAGATAAAAGGAATAAACCTACCGATAACCCAAGTACTTCTGAAGATACGCTGATAAAGATATCAGATCAAGATAAAACTGGATTCATTAAATCATTGTTAGATTTAAGAGGCCTGGATAAAATGAATTCAACCTATATAGTTGGATTAAGAGAGTTGGTACAAAGTGATAATAAAGTACACCCCACCTTCTTAATCTCGGGAACTACTTCTGGCCGTTTATCTTCAAGAAATCCAAATGGACAGAATATTCCAAAGGTAATGGTTAACCCAGATATAAAGAAACAATTTATACCACCTTCTGGGAAATTATTCTTAACTTATGACTATTCTCAAGCAGAGCTTCGAATATTAGCTCATTTAGCTAATGAAGAAACTATGTTGGAATGGTTTAGAACTGGTAAAGATATTCACTTGGCATCTGCTTGTAAGAAGTACCATGAAGATTATGATAAGATAATTAAGATATATGAGGATGAACAACACGAATTATATCCTCTGTGGAAAAAGAGAAGAAAACAAGCTAAAACTATCAACTTCGGGGTATGTTTTTCAGGGGATACTGAAATATTAACTGAAAAGGGTTGGCAAAGATTTGATTTATTGGAAAGAGGTTTAAAGGTAGCTCAATATGATCAAAACACCAATGAAATTGATTTTATAAAACCCACTAAATATATAGAGCATAAAAATCAAAAATTATATTTACATGAAAGTAAATGTACTAACATATGTGCTACGGATAATCATAGATTATTAATAAAATCTACTAAAAGGAGTAAAAATTATAAAGAAGTATTTATAAAGGATTTACGGGGGGTGAAAGGATACTCTCCCAGTGCTGGTAAATATAAAAATAATTTCATAGATGATAATATAACCAGATTTATTGCTATAGTAGCTTCTGATGGTAACTTCTTTAGACCTCATGTATTTAGATTTTGTTTTAAAAAAGATAGAAAAATTGAACGGTTAGAAGTATTCTTAAAAAATAATAATCTTATTTATAAAAAAAGGAAAACAAAGCGATATACAACTTTTCACGTAAAAACCAGGGGAACAAAATTTGAAAATCAAGTAGAGAAATATCTAACTCTCTCAAAAGATTTGAATATACAAGCTATATATGATTTAAATGGAGAAATCTACCTGGATGAAGCTAAACATTGGGATGGAACTATAACTAAAAAAACCCATCAATCCATAGTTAAATTCAGTACAAAGTCTGAAATAACTGCAAATATCATGCAGTTATTTGGTATATTAAACAACAAAAGAATAACTATAAGTAAAGTAAATAAATTATATAGATTACACTGGAGATTGAAATCTCATAATGAAACTTATGTGAAATGGGATTTTCATAAAGTAAATGGATTACATACAGTATATTGTGTCCAGGTACCAAAAACAAATATAATAATTAGGAGAAAAGGTAGAGTTATGGTAGTAAAAAATTGTTACGAACAGACCGCCATGAATCTATCTAAAACTCTCGAGACCTCACAAGAAGAAGCTCAACAATTTCTTGATGAATTTTTTCAAACTTTTCCCAAAATAAGAGGGTTCATAGATAAACAACATAAGTTCATGGAAAAACATGGATATTGTGTTTCTTTATTTGGTAGAAGGAGAAGATGTCCAAATGTATACTCAGATAAATATGGGGAATATTTAGAAGCATTGAGACAAGCAACCAATGCACCAGTCCAAAGTGCAGCATCAGATATGGCATTATTTGCTTCTATTATAGTATGGGAAAAGATTAGAAAGGGGGAACTTCCACCCATGAAGGAAGTAAATACAGTACATGACTCTGTATATCAATTCATAGAACCAAAATATATTACTCCAGATACCATCTATAAAGTTTGGGATATATGTCGTAACCCATCCACTAAAAAATATTTTGGGTTTGAAATAAATGACGTAAGTATGGATATGGACTTTACCGTAGGTAGAACTATGGCAGAAGAATTACCTTATGTCCCAGGTTATGATTATAATAAAATGTTGTTAGAAGATTTTGATGAAGATGAATATTATGCTGAACATAATAAAGTAATTGATATACCAATCAAAGAATATCCAAAGGAATTCAAATCTTATTTTGATG